TAGAGGGAATGTCACGGGATCAACTTGAAAAAAGACTGGAAGAATTAGAAAATAAAATAAATGATAACGCCAACATAATAGATGTAACACCAGAAAAATGAATTGTTGGCATTGTAATACAGAATTAAAATGGGAAAATGATTATGATATTGACGATGAAAACGATCATTTTTGTATGGAAACTCAACTAAGTTGTCCCGAATGTGGAGCCTTTGTGTCTGTATATTTACCTAAACAAACTACAGAAGATTAGCCTTGAAAGAGTCGCAACTGTGGAGGCATATTAATCTGATTCAAAAGACTGAACCGACATGGCACTTAGTCAGAATAGAATCAAGTACAATCAACGGAATCCCTGACGTTAACGGCATAATCGACGGCAAAGAATTTTGGGTAGAATTAAAAGCAAATGATGCTAAGAATGTGGGACTTTCTAAATTTCAGATTAACTTTCATTTGAAACGTATTAAACTTGGTGGCAGATGTTTTATTCTGAATGCGTCCCCCTTGAAGAGGTGCCTCGAACTTCTCGTGGTTCGTGAGCCTGGAATCCCGATTCCCGTTTCCCGTTTCCCGTTTCACAAAAAACACATTCGTGATTTGTTGTTGTTAGGAGCTGGCACCGCGGGCGCAGCGGAATTCGATTCATCAGCTACCTCCTGAAACATGCAGTTTTCTTGGGTTTTTTGATTTCCTGCCATCCAGCCCTGATCCAGGTCACAGCTTCTCGGATCTGGATTCCCGTTTCAAAGTACCGAAAAACTGGGACTTTTTGTATATTCGTCTCTGGCCCTGCGCAGCGGGGATACAGCTCAAGAAAGTGTCGGTTTTCTGGGCTTTTTCAAACGAGTCGCCGGTGCGTGAAAAAACAGTGTCCTGAAACACGCAGTCACTGGGGGCTTTGTCCGTGCGCGGCCAGCTCACAAAAAAACAGGCGCAGCCTGTAGAATTTTATTGACAGCTCACGCTTGCGTGATATTCTGGGGTTGTAATATTAACTTTAACTTTTATAATATAGGTGTTTATATGAAGAAAAAAAAATCAACAAAACTCAAAGCTGAGGAAATGCACAAGGCATACTTAGAAATGATGGCTAAGTATGGAGAGATGCATGAAAGGTATAGTCCTGAGGCTTTAATCAAAGGAGGGTTGTTCGCGGCACTTGAGGGTGTTTTCGAATGCGCTCCATCTAGAGAAGCGGCTAGCGATACAATTATTTCTATGGTAGGGATGATTACTCAAAAGCTAGATGATGAAAAAGCAGAGGAAGAAAAGTTTGAAAAGAAAGTGGTAAACTTTCCTGCAAGTCAAGGAGTACATTAATTGTATTACTTTATGTTCCTCGTGGTGTTATTTGTTTTAATGCCACGAGTAATGTCTTATTTATGTGTGGGCATACTCATTTGGTTATGCTGGATCTTTTGACATGCCGTTTCCCGTTTCCCGTTTCGTAAGGATCTTGGACCGCAATTGTAGTTTCAGCAGAGCTGGCAGCGCAGCGCTTCGCGAATCGGACTGGTGTACAAAAAAAATTAGATAGGACAAAAAAAAGTTTTGCGAACATCAAAAAAATTGTTATAATAATAATGAACCATTTTATTAACTCATTAGAAAGGACGAAAAAATGGGATTTGATATATACGGCTTAAAGCCAAAACTTAAAAGTAAAAGACCAAAACAAATTGATTGGAATACAGCAACTGAAGAAGAAAAAGACAATTTCTTCAAAGCTAGCCAAAAATTTGAAGAAGAAAACCCTGGTGTTTATTTCCGTAATAATGTGTGGTGGTGGAGACCATTAGCAGAACTCATACACGATAAGTGTGGCGAATATCTTTCCGAAGAACAGAAAAAGAGTTTGCACCATAATGACGGCACTACATACACTAAGCAACAAGCAATTAAAATTGCTAATAAGTTAAGTGATTTAATTAAATCTGGATATTGTGATGACTTGCAGAAATCTATTGAGAAGAATAGTAAAATTGCAAGAGAGCATAATAAAAAAATGGAGGCGAGATTGCAAGAAGTTCAGGACGCAGTCAAAAGAAATTTTCCAGATGATAACCTTGTGCCACGAGATTATCCTGAACCATACAAGACACAATGGCAAGAAGTCTATGCTACTAGAAGTTGGGACGACTCCTACCCATTCAATGTGGACAATGTAAAGGAGTTCATAAAATTTGCGAGGTACTCAGGAGGTTTTAGAATATGTTAAAAGAACCAAAAGAAAACATAGCATTAACTTGCTCTGATTGTGGAGATGAGCAATATTTTAAAATTAAAGAAATGGAGAAACAACTCAAAGATTATGTTTATTGTATGTTTGAGGCTGACCACGAACATAAACACATTAATACTGAAAGAATGTGGATTAAGATCGAATTTGGCGATCAAAAAAATGGAACAGGTTATTTGAGTAATCAACCACAATTCATTTCTAATTTAAAAGAAGGCGATAGATGTTCTTTTTATACCACAAAGGAAGGTATAACTAGAGCTGAGTTGCAGCAATAACATTCCTTCCCCCGTCCCGTCCCCGTTTGCGCCAAGAACAAACGGGTTCGGGATTTTCGTAAAAGTTCCCCGCGGCGCCAGAAAATACTTCAAAAGATATTTCTGAAAACCTAAGTTCCGCGATCGCGGGAAAATCTCTCGCTCTCGTCATGACAATAACCTGCTGCCGTTTTCTCGTTTTGTAGTTTGCAGCCAAGATGGGCACGGGAAATGTAGTTCATCAAAAAAAAATTTTTATTAAAAAAAAATAAAAATGAAGTAAAAAAATTGTTTTTTTTTCTTTAAAAAAAATGTATACTAAAAGAGTAATATTAATTCATTTAAAGAAAGGTAGACGAATGAAAAAAATTACAAAAATAAAAACTTCTAAAGAGGAACAAACTCTTAAGAAATATTTGTTGACTGTGAAAAAAATTTCACAATTAACTAAAGTAAGAAAAGAATTAATGAATACTATCATTAATGATATTCTTAATGTTGATGTAGAAAATTCAAAAAAATCTTTACATCATAAGACTATTGGAAATGTTGATATTGTTTTAAAACTATCTAATAGTTATTCCATTAATCAGTCTGAAATTGCAAAAGTAATTCCAGAAATATTAACTAGTGAAAAAAGTAAATCAAAGTATCATAAAAAAAATTCTGTGAGAAAAGATTTGATTGTTGAGGTTAATAATGACTAGAGTAAGAGACATTGTTAACTTAATGAATAATGAAGTATCCCTAAATAATGGGGATACTTCTATTACCGAAAATACTAATAATAATGAAGTTAATTCTATGGAGACTAGACATAGGCTTAACAATATGCTTATTGCTAAAATTCTTGAGGATAGAATTGTTGAGCATTGTTCTAAATATCAGAATGAACAATCTCAAGATTTGATGAATGATATTCAACAAGACTTACAAGCAGTAAGACTACAAATATTAGGTAGGTAGTTATGAATAAAAGGCAAGAAAATTTCCAAAGACTATTAAAAAATAGAATGTATACTTTATCAAAACTGATGAGTACAATTTCTAATCTATCTAATAAAAGTCATTACTCTTATACAGATGAGGAAATTATTCAATTACATTGTGATTTACTTGAACTTGTTCATAATACTGTATCTAAATTTAATGTTAAACAAGCAAGAGAATTACAGTTTGATATTGTCAATACTGTATTAGATAACATTAAAACTAGTTATATTAATAACAATTAATTAATATACTTTCCTAACTAAAGACGGCTCTATATTTCTAGAGCCGTTTTTTTTTGTCTAATTTACAAGGCTCAATTCACGTTCAGACATAAATTTAAATTGTCGTTTTAAAATCTCGTTAGAAAAACCACGACAGCACTCGACGTGCGGCCTTTAGTCAAGATACATAAATGTATACAGAACACAAAACTTTAGTTATAATATCGCCCATGAAACCATCAGTAATGCCTACTGAAAAGTTGAGGCTCAAAGTAGAACAGCTGTGGATACAGCACATAAAACTTTGTCAGGATAATTTTTTATATTTTGTTCAAGAGGTATGGCCAGACTTTATATGTAGAAAAGAAAAAGACAAGAATAAATGGGGACATCACCAGATAATTGCTAATGAGTTTACAAACATAGCTTATGAAAAAAAAGGGAGGCTCATTATAAATATGCCCCCTAGACATACTAAATCTGAATTTGCTTCCGTATATTTTCCAGCATGGATCATCGGCAAGTACCCGAAAATGAAAATAATGCAAGTGTCTCATAACACAGAACTTGCAGTAAGATTCGGTTCTAAGGTTCGAAACATAATTGATTCTAAAGAGTACAAACAAATATTCGGTGACGTAAAACTCAGGGAGGACTCCAAAGCAAAAGGTAGATGGGAAACTAATCATGGTGGCGAATACTATGCAGCTGGCGTCGGTGCGTCCATCACGGGTCGTGGTGCGGATTTACTGATTATTGATGACCCACACACGGAACAAGACTCTATGTCGGACAGTGCGATGGAGAAGGCTTATGAATGGTACACTTCAGGACCCCGACAACGTTTGCAACCAGGAGGCTCAATA